CAATATCTAAATCATCTACCAATATATAAGCTGTTTTACCACCTTTCATTATAGTTATAACAGCAGTACTTGATTTATATTTAGAAACAATCAGGTTCTCCCCATTTTTCTCTCCATTTTCTGACCAACGTTTCAATTCTTTCTTCCGAGAATCGTGTATTTTTTCTCTCTTTTTGTGGGGCTCCCGGGCACACGAGATTTTCGTGTTCGTATTTTTGGGATTTTTCCCATATAATCCTCTGAACATCCTCACAGAGTTCGTTTGTCGCTTGACAGAAAGCGAGTTTGTAGTCGTAAGTGTGTAAGTGCATATACTCCATTTCATATATTTTTATTGATTTTAATTCTTTATTTATATTTGAAATACTTAGGTCTATAATGAACAAATGTTTTGTCATGTTTAGAATATTCTAAAATAACAATCTCACCGATATCGTTTTTTGATATAATCTTATCTCTAGAAAAATCGGGGGCTAACATTGTATCTAAATGATTTTTTACTTCTGTAATTTTAGGGTATAAAGACGAACAAGAATTTTTAGATGTTAACGTGTCTGTCTTATTCCCCGATAATAAACGAGATATACTTGAATAAAATGAAAACATGCTATTATTTACGTTTATTTTTTTATATTGTAATTATAATATGGTTTCACTCCAGGAGTTACCTAAAAAAGTTCAATATGTAACAATAGATTCGAATTTTGTTACGGGTACAAATAACACGTTTTCTTTTAATATCAACCTTTCATCTAATACACACGTATCCGATATAAGTAAAGTATGTGGGTTAAAAGTTGTTGATTTTTATATTACACAAGTAGGTACATCTGGAACTGGTACAGCGAACGGTGCAAAATACATAGATATTATATGCGAAGACATACCAAAAGTAGCACAAATTCTAAATGAACGAAAAGGTCAAATATTTGCACGTATACCTTTAGAAAGAGCATTTGACGGTTCGAGTAATTTAAAATTACACGATAAACAATGGAAATCGTTTAATAGACCAACGTCTTTGTTTAACCCTATATCAATACAAAAACTCAATTTTGAAATGTATGAACAACAAGGTGACGGTGATTACGTAAAACTACAGCCTGATTCGGAATGGTTCATGACATTAGAAATTACAACAATAGACGTAAAGGAAAAACCTATAAACAAAGAAGTTCAAATTCTTGAGGCTTTACATAAACTTATCGGGAAGATAGATGAACTTAACGTAAACGTTAAAAAGCTTCCAGATAAGGAGGATATTGATAAAATGGAAAAGGAAAAAAAGAAAAAATACCCACTTTATTATCTTTTTACAGTTATTCTATTATTAGGAGGTGGATTTTATATGTTAAAACGTAAAAATGTAACTACGCCTGTGCAAGTACAAATGCCTATGCCACAAAGGTTTTAATTTTATTAAGCTGTTTTAGCTGGTGTTTTTTTGACTGGAGCCTTTTTTGTTGAAGAAACAACTTTCTTAGCGGCTGGTTTAGCAGATGGTTTAGCGACTGGTGCTGGGGTTGGTGCTGGGGTTGGAGCCGGGGTTGGAGCCGGGGTTGGAGCTGGTGCTGGAGTTGGTACCACAGTTGGTGGTTCGATGTGATCAACGAGTTGTCTAAGTATACCATAAATAGCTTCTGGTTTAACTTTCCCTCTTTGAATTTCTGTATCAATTTGTTTTCTGATGAACTCCATTGTGTAATATATATAAAAGAAATATTATCTTTATAGTAAATGTTATTCATCGGTCCAACTCTCCTGAGTGGAATTGGTCAACATTGTAAAAAATATATGGACCTTTTTCCTGAAGTTGGGTACACTAAATATATTGAAATAAACCAGGAAATACCAGAATCTGATACAGCTTTTATATTCGCGCTTCCTGTAAAATACTGGTTGGATAGAATACCCGAAATCAAAAGGAAAATAAAAAGTGTTACGTGTATGACCGTCTGTGAAACCGAAACAGTTCATGAAGATTACGGTAAACTTTTCGATTTATTCGATAAAATTCTCGTACCAAGTGAATATTGTAAAAAGGTATTTAAAAGACAATTCCCTGATAAACACTTTGTTGTAATACATGCACACATACCTGATAAAAGACCGTATACATTTTATCATATAGGTAACGTATATGATCCACGTAAGAATTTTAATAAAATATTAGAGTGTTTCATTCGGTTAAATAAACCTGATACACGGTTAATTGTTAAAGCAACGTGTAAACAACCAGTTAATATAAATATACCAAATGTTACAGTAATTAATGATCTTTTGTCAGATGAATATATGGAAAATATACACAACAAATCCGATTGTTACATAAGTTTTTCATCGTCTGAAGGTGTAGGTATGGGTGCTGTAGAAGCGGCGGTAAGAAATAAACCAGTGATCATAACAGATTACGGAGGTGCAACGGAATATATAGAAACACCTTATGTGATAAAATGCGAACGCCAAAAGTTACCAAGAGACGATTTTTTATATAAAGCTGGTATGGAATGGGGCAAACCTGATGTAAACCAGCTCATGAAATTTATGGAAGATGCATATAACAAGAAGATAAGGTATATGGATCACCCGAAAACTCGCGCGTTAACTTGTAAAGAAAATGTATTACAAGAATTCGTCGTTAATGTAATTGGTAACAAGAATAATGATACCAGTTAAAATAGCTCCGGAAGTGAGTGATCCTCTTTGAGCTATAAGCATGGCAACAATATCGTCTATAAATTTAATATTAGTTGGTTTTTTTAAAATTTCTGGTACGATTTGAGAAATGGCAAGGTAAAGAGCCATTCCTATTATAACAGGTCTGAGTGTTTCCTGGTCTAACATTTACTATTACAATATATTTAAATTTTTTGTATGTTTTTTACAATATTTTCCACAAGATGCTTTAAATGTACATCGTTTTCCACTCATTGTTATTGCGGAACATATAATAGTTTTTGTTCTGTTATTATGGTTTATCTTTTCCGGGACTACTTCTATAAACTTTATTTTACTCTTTTCTCTTTTATCATCGTACTTTTTGCGAGACTCTCTGAGTTTATGAATACTTCTCGCAAAACGTTCACACTTTTCTTCTTGGTTTTTATATAAACCTTTAGCAATATCTAAATCTTTTTGTTCATACAACATGTTCATTTTGATTTCTGATTTGGTGTTGATTCCTAATATATTTTATATATTTGACGACTGAGGTTATAAAAATACATATAATTATACCATTACATATAACATAATACCAAATATATTCATAAAGACCTAAAAATGTTGTTAATAACATAGCAATCATAACATAAATAGTATATGCTAAAATACCATACATACTGTTATTTTCTATACTATGTAATGGTAATACACACGCCAAGCAATTAAGTATAGTTAAGAGATTATCATACAAAATTGTATAATGTATACTTAATGCAACTAAAAATACATTTAACCAAGTTATCATGACCGAATTAAACAATTCATACTCGGGTTCTTGCTGTTGAACTTGTCGAGTTTCATTACTAGGTAAAACATCTACCACAGGCGGTCTTTCTTCTTCATAATTTATACCTATAATGGGAGTTCCATCAGGTTGTCTAATTTCATTATAGTACATAAAAGAATAACTTGTTTTTCTTTTATGTATTTTAACTGTAAAGGATTTTGTTTTAATTGTAATGCACCTTTAAATCCTTATATTAAATCGAATAATTATGAAGTTCGTGAACTTATTAGGAAATATAGACGTATTAACCCAATATGGTTATACAACAATGAAATGTTCTATAAGTTTTATGGACGTGAATTAAAACGTGTATGTTTTTCCTGTTTTACGCATGTTAAAAAACCAAGTATAAAACAATTACGTTTTAGAGAAATAGGTAAAACTAAAAATCTAACAGTTCAACCTCTCTCATTAAAAAAAGAAGATATTTTATTTTGGTATCAATCTTTACACAGGTACGTTTCCAAAAATTTTAAAAACAGACAAATGATCGTGTATAACTTCATTTAAAAAATTATATATAATAAGTAGTATGTGTGATACAAGTGGTCCAAATACAGGGTCTATAATATCACTGAATGCAATAGGTAAACAGGATACGTATTTGATAGAAAATGATCAGACTAAATCTTTTTTTACAAATACAAGTAAAAGACGACATTCTAATTTTACAAAATTTCATAAAAGTACTGTTATTAATAAACCATATAATGCTTCGTCAAATTGGCCATTTAATGAGAGTGTTAGCGTAACACTTAACCCGAGAAATATGGGTGATCTGTTATCAAATATGTACATTTCACTTGAGATACCAGGAGTTTCCAATGCTAATTTTAATTATTCCGATCAAGTTGGTCGTCACGTTATAAAGTCAGTGACTATGCGTGTAGATGAACTCGTCATTGAAAAGTTTCACGCAGATTGGGGTATAATTCATGACGAACTTTATTTAGACGAATCGGAAAAAAGAACTTTAAGATACTCTATAAACAGGAATTTAGCACAAGGTACATCTATAGCAAATAAGTCAGTATTATCACAAAAAAAATCAAAACTTTTTATTCCCATACCGTTATTTTTTTCAAGAAAATACGAAAACGATGAGTACGAAACTAATAAACCTAACCGACCCTATTTCCCAACGTGTGCTATACATAAACAAAAAATACAATTTGATATTGAATTTTTTCCACAAAATTTCTTTACAGACGATACTTCTACTTTATCATTGAGTAGTTTTGACATTATTACCGAAGAAATAACAATTGAAAATGCAGAACGTATGTATTTGAAAAATGAAAAACAAACTCTTATTACAGATATAGTACAAAAACATCCTTCTCTTCTTGTAAATTCAGGTGTTTCTAATACAAAAATAGAACTTATACCTAAAATACCGGTTAAATCAGTTAACTGGTTTTTTAGAAAAACTTTATTCGAAAATGAATCTATATCGAGAGGACCAGGTTTCGATAATTCAACCGATAATAATAAATACTACTTCCATAATAGATATAATTTATCTACGCAAGATACGTATTCAATTAGTAATGAATTTTATAATCCTCCAATGTCAAGTGCTAAAATTTTTGTAAACGGGGAAGATATACCAGGGTTTCAAGATACTGATCATAAATATTATAAATATACCGTACCATTCTTGTCTCGATTAGCACGACCTTTACGAAATATATACACGTTTGCATTCTCGATGAATCCGGTAAATGTGGAACCATCGGGAAGCTTGGATTTTAGTCAGTTACAATCTAACAGAACTGTTTTAGATATTAAAATGACAAATGGTTTAACTGACGATTATAATTTACATATTTATTATGTAGGTTATCAAACATATACGTTTGAAAACGGGTATATTAGTCGTGCTTATTAAATAACTTATTTTTATTATTTTTTATGTATTCGATTATATTATTTTTTATACACCACCTTATGAAATTTAACTGCGCAACAGTCGTATGAATTTCATCAGATGTACCTGGTATTATGTAACTAATTTTATCGGTTCTACAAAAAGGATCAAATAACTTTTTACTGTATCCATCCAAACTCGATTTATAAGCACAATGAACACTGAAAATTTTTCCATCGTTAGTTTTGTACATTAAATTATTTTTTTTAGAATAATTTGTTATGAACCATTCAAGATTCCTCAAAGAGATACCACCCGATTTGTTTAGTATTTGTTTTAATACATCTTTATTCTTAGATTCTTTATAAAAACCATCTATAGACGTTAATAATATATCTGATTTATTCATCTTATATATTTTTATTAATTTAACTTTAAGTTTATTTAAAAACTGTTTTTGTAATAGGTAGTGGTAAACATTCGTCATCCGATGTATTATTAGATGAACTACTACCATTACCTTCATATTGAATTTTACTCCAATTGGAAATAACAGGGACGTCATCAATCTTTAAACTTTTCGCGTGACTTTTACAAAATTTATATAACCCTACCGTCCATTTAGCAGATTTCATACATATTTTACCATTATTTGATATCCCACAACACAATTTGTTACATCCAGAATCTCGAGTATGTGTATCAATTATATACTCTAAACAAGATGATATATTAATAAGTCCTTTTCTTTCTTGTGATAAACGTTCAATCGTTTTACATTTTATAATATCAAGTCTTTCTATAGCTGTATTATGGATAGCATTACTTAACCTAAACTCAATTCGTGCAGTTTCTCTTATATCTAACATTTTTGGAAATGGTACATCTTCATCTTTATAAACATATTCACATTTTTTAATAAGTTCGTCAAACGGTATTTTATATTTTTCTGAAATTTTACGATACATGTGAATGAGTTCGTATTTTATTAGATTTTTCATATTTTTTTCAAAAACCTCGATCGTTTGTGAAAAAGTTGTAATATCCATATTATTATAATACAATGTATTTTATTTTTTAAGTTTAAAAATGTCTGATATACGTTTCTGTTTAGGATCGTAATCACATAATTTACTTCGTTTTTCGGGTTTAGAACGTGTTATGAGCTCCCCAAATATTTCTTCTTTGGGATTCTCAAATAATGGTTCTATGAGGTCACATATAGGGTTAATAAATTTATTAAGAAAATAATAAGGATAATCTATATCCATTTTATTATCGACCGCATATTTCGGATCTTCAGCCTTCTCGTAAGCTTTTGCTCTAGGATCCCAAGTTTTACATAAAATATAAGGAACTCTATCACCTGATTGTGGCTCAGAACCAGGTTGTCTATCACGCATCTTATTACGAACCTGCACGTGCGGTAGATTATCAGACTTATACGAATCACCCAATTGTTGCGAAAGTATAAGTTTTTCATTAGGTACGTCACCTTCTAATAACTCGACAGCTCGTTGCAAAGCTAAAGCTTTAGGTGTACTCGTATCGTTACTTTCCAATATAACATCGAGTAACTCTTTGGAAACTTCACGCATATAAGGAGTATTATCACGGCGAACAAGTTGAAGACCTTTCACATCTATATAATCCATATTCATTTTACCATCTTTACCTTGTGTCCATAGTTTTGCCGCATACCTTTTCTTTGAATACAAAAAATACGGATAATACACCTTTTCAAGTTCGAGATTATTTGGTTTCTTAAAAAGTTTTGTACACTCTTCCGCCGCGCGTTCACCAAGTTCCCAACTATATTTAATAGCCTCCTCACCTTTACGTTCACCTACATCAAATTCAACCATTACACTATCCGTATCGCCATACCTTACCTTTGCACCCGGGTAATGTTTCTCTACATAATTCTTTGTATCTTCAATCATCATACGTCCTTTCATTGTTGTTGAAGACGCTATAGGTACACATGGTAACATACCTTTAGAAGCACCGGTAAAACCGTATACAGAATTCATTGAAATCTTATACGCCAATTGTTTACCGTTATACATCTCTTTCAAAGACCCCGTCGAATTAGCCATATCTTTTTTAGCCTGTTTTCTAAACTGTTTAAGTTCTGTTAAGATACTTGGTATAAGACTCGGTACATTTTGTACGAATTTATAATTTCCAAACGTTTCGATCTCTAAATCAGGGTATAATTTTTTATTTTCATATACAGGATCCATTATCAAAGTAGAATAACACAAATTGTGTCCCACCATTATAGACGGGTACAGGGCTTCAAAATCAAGGGCGGTTATCGGTGTGTAATACGCACCCTTTTGCGCCTCCAATACAGTTGCACCTTCATACCCATCGACGAGACCCTGTCCCCACTCTATAGTAGGAACAAGGTACCCCATTTCTCTCGCTTTTTTAGTTAACTGACTAAACACTTTAATCTGTTGTCCTCTCTCGACTAAATAACATAACGGGACCCATGTCGCCTTTGCCATTTCAAGAAGATTTATAAGTGTACATAATTTAGAAAGTAATTTATGCGGAAGTAAAGTATCTTTTATACAATATTCCGCAACCTCGCGTAGTTTTATAGGGTCTTCCTCTCTAAAACGAGCAAACATTTCTTTAGCAGGCATATCAATCTTTTGATCACCCAAATATAATTTAGAAACGTTATCGAGTTTATACGAATCAAGTTTATACCCCTTTTTAACCTCGTGAAACATATCAAAAATGAAACGACCGGGTATAGGTAATAATTTAAGTTCATTATCACCAAGTGCACTCGAAGACAGTTTTTTTACTTTCATCTCACACGTATGACCCTTAAGCTTACTCATTTCATAAAATTCAGGCGAACATCTAACCATATTAGCTCGTGTCATAATATAATTCATATCAAAACCAAATATGTTCCAACCGGTTATTATATCTATATCCATTTCTACCATATATTCACTAAACGCTTCTAACATTTTACGTTCAGAATCGTAACTTAAAATAGTACATCCTTCAAGCTCACTATCTGTTTGTTTATAACAAAAACAGGTTTTATTATAAGGAACATCGCTACCAAAAGAACACAGGGAAACTGCAATTTGAAAACAACAATCACCTAATATCTCAGCATCAGGAAATTTACCAGTCGAGCTATTACATTCAATATCAAGAGATGCAACTACAAAAGGTGCAGTTTCAGGTTTATCGACCGGTTTTAAATTTTTCCAATTATTACACGTTATATCAATATCAGTATTTGCACAATTTGCATCAGTACAATCACTCCCAGAATCTAACCACCCAGTTGACTGAATACCAGTTGTATGCATTAATCTGAGTACCGGATCCAAATTAGACTCGTAAAGTTTCAATTTTATCTCTTCACCAGTATATTTCCATTGTCCGATTTCTTGATCGTTTACAATATTAAATATCCATTCATACATTTTCAAAGGTCTTTTCAGAGTATACCCAACCTTACGACGATTCACGAGTGTATCAAAATTAAGTTTCATAAAATAAAATTTTTTACTATTCTGAAATCCCCAAACATCCATAGAAGACTGTATATCGTAACTCATTTTTAAACCAGGACACGCCTGTTTAATACTATCGTAATATAACTCAGCACGTTTATCGTAACCATCAGTAGGTAATTTAATAAAAAAATAAGGAGGAAAGTGCGTAGTGAGACATATAGATTTACTACTCTGTGTCTTACCAAATATATGTACTAAATGTTTGTCATCTTTGTCTTCAGTTTCCCAGGTAAGTGCCTGAAAGACGACCATTTTTCTTATTACGTTATCGCTCGATTTTTTTAATATACTATATTAGTAAAATATGTCAGCTGCTTTGATCGATCTAGTATCAGTAGGTGCACAAGATGTGTACATCACAGGCGACCCACAAGTCTCATTTTTCAGACAAAACTATAAACGTTATACCAACTTCGCGATAAAACCAGAACGTCTCGATTATATCGGTTCATTTACAGCTGGTGCCGAAATCAAAATTCCAATCCGGTCAAAGGGTGATCTTTTAAGCTATGTTTGGCTCGAAGGTACTAATATTAACACCCACCATGAAGTAGCACCCACAACAAGTTTATTTAATTCTCGATCAAACCCAACAGAATTTTCTCTTTGGATAGGTGGTCAAGAAGTGTGTAAATTGGATGCTCTCTATGTTGCAGGTGTTCATAACGTTCTCTATAACGAATCTCAGGCAAAGGCTTCCACTGCTACAAATACCAGGGGTGTAGAAGCAAATTCTAGTACGGGTAGTTACGTCATACCATTCTTTTTCAGTGAAGACTGGACCAAATCCTTACCACTCGTCGCGCTTCAATATCATGAAGTTGAAATTAGAATCAAGTGTAGAACTGGTGGAAGTAGTGATCTCGGTGCGATATCACCAAAAGCGTATGCCTCGTACGTGTATTTGGATACAGCCGAGCGTGAATTCTTTGCAAATAACGAACACGAACTCCTCATCACACAAGTTCAATACCAACCAATGAGCAAAGATGATACGTCGGTCGACCTTTCGTACTTTAACCACCCAGTTAAGGCCGTTCATATCGCCGCATCTACACAAAGTACTATTTGGTCATTTACCGAAGGTACCATGTATATAAACGGTACACCACTTTTCGAAAATATGACAAGTGAATATCACACAAAGGTTGTTCCAGGTAGACACTGTTCCGTTCTCCCAGAAGCACTAGACACTGAACCAGTAGCCACGTGGCCATTATGTCTTACGATGAACAAATCACAACCAACAGGTTCACTCAACTTTTCGCGTATCGATTCCGCGAAATTAGACTTAAAAGGTACCGCAAACGGTAGTTCAGGTGTTGTAGGTGCTGTTCGTGCATACGGTGTCAACTATAACATTCTCAGGATTAAGAATGGTATGGGTGGCGTCGCATTCGGTAACTAATTTAATAAGTAATAATATATAATATGCACACACAAGCCATTTTACTTTCTATAATATTAGGTACAATATATTACCAAATAATGGAAAACTCAATACCAACAGAATCAAATTGTAGTTATATGGCAGCACCTGTCACAGATTTGCTTGCATTTATATGGGGAGCTATTGTTGTATATTATGGTTTTGAATACGATAACATTATATTAACTACACTTGGTTCGACTGTCATAGTAGAACACATTTATCAACTTAAAAGAAAATAACATTTACAGTGTACCCGTAGAACCAAAACCTCGGTTCGCACGCATAGTTTTTTGTAATTCATTTACTTCTTGTATAAGAGGTGTCGAACACTTCTCTAAAATTAACTGAGCAATTCTTTCCCCTTGTTTAATTTCGAACGGAACTGATCCGAGATTAAATAAGCAGACCTTAAGTTCACCCGTATAATCAGGGTCAATCACACCCGCACCAACATGAATTCCATATTTTACAGTTAAACCTGATCTCGGCGCTATGCGACCATAACACCCCAATGGAATAGTCGCACACACACCCGTACTCACAATATCCCTAGAATTTGGTTGAATAACCAAATCGTTTAAACTGTATAAATCGTATCCAACTGATCCCGGAGACGCGCGTGTCGGTAAAGTTGCATCTAGTGTTAATCGTTTAATTTGAAGTGTTTCTGGCATTCTATTTTATTTATATACTCAATCTTTCTTTAATTTATTTAAATATAAATATTAAGTATATGAAGATTGCATTTATATTCATAATTAAGGACGGTGAAGAATACTTAGAAAGAAATTTAAATACGATATATAAATTTAACCATGATATATACGCCGTTGAAAATAACAGTACAGATAATACCAAAAATATACTAAGAAAAGCGAACCTTAAAAAAGTTATTACCCTAGATTTGGATAACACGGACGCAGTTGAATTATGTAAAAAAAACGAAAAGGTTACGTGTCCAAAACGTCTTAGAAGACTTGCATACATTCGTCAACAGGGTCTAGATGCCGTTATGAATTCGGGTATCGAATACGATTACATATGCATGCTCGATTTAGATTTTGTAAGTTTCGATTATAATGGTCTCGTAAACATGTTTACATACATGGAAAATAATAAAAAGGTAGATGCCATGTTCGGAATGTCAAAAATAAAAAATTCAAAAATACCATACGATCATGGTCCAATAGAACCATGGTATAAAGTAGTACCTATATTTTCAGGTATTAAACGACACGTAAACGTTACATCAGCGTTTAGTGGTTTCGGAATTTACAGGTATTCATCCGTTAAGAATACAGGTGCACAGTATGATTATAAAACGATAACAGATATCGAACATAAACATTTCAACAGTTACTTTGATAAAATAGTTGTTGATACACATTTTAACCCAATATACGAACCAAGGCCGTTCGTATTTAAAAGAGATACATTAGAATTTTTTTCAAATAGAAATATACAGTTTCACTGTATTTTATGTATTATAATGTGTATTATTTTTTATAAAAAATGTAAAGTTAATTAAAATATATATACATTGTAATAATGTCAGTAGAAGTAGTAACATACGCGAATAAATCATCGGGCATGTTCGAAGAACTTGTAAATAACAAACATGGCGTTAAAGTAAAAGTTCTTGGTATGGGTAAGAAATGGAACGGGTACTTGGATAAATCCAAAGGTCTTTTAGAATATATAGAAACAAAACGCGACGACGATATAATTGTTTTCGTCGATGGGTTTGATACAAAAATAAATAAAGACATTTCAAACGTTAAGAGTCTTTTTGAGAGTTACGATTGTAAAGTACTCGTATCTAAAGATCCCGAACTTATGAACAAATTCGGTGAAATATTTGTTTTTGGTAACTGTAATAATAGCGACGTAGCAAATGCTGGTATGTACATGGGTTATGTTAAATACCTTAAAATAGTATTAAAAGAGTCTATTCAAATGAAATGTAAAGATGATCAGGTTAATTTAAACATTTTATGTAAAAAATACGATTTCATAAAAGTCGATGATAAGGAACTAATTTTTAAAAATTTTAGTCCAATTGATAAAGAAGAAAAAGTAGAATCAATATTTATTTCTTTTCCAGCTAGCGCAAATAAAAGTCGGTGGTTTAGAATGTTAAAAGAATATAATCAATTTTATTACATTTACATTTTTTTAATAAATATTGCTTTACTCGCACTCTATCCCAAAAAACAAAACTATTTATTGGGTTCGTTACTATTTTTTACTACCTTTTACGTGTTTTACGCCGATAAAAGCTGTACAACTAATTAAAATACACAACAAAAACAATACTATATCTTCCACAGATACTTCGTAACCTAATACAGGTATTCGAAATATGTGGTAATCTTTGTAGTGACAAGCGGTTTTTTCACCTCTATTCACTACCTTTTCTGTAATTTTATCATATATACCATAACAAAATCTTTTATACCTATTTGAACTTAATTCACCACTCATTTTAGCGGTTTCATCCGTCCAAAACGAATTTTTATCGTCAATTTTTTTATCCAAGTTTTTCATTGTTGTTGTTTGTACATCATAATGAAAAGAATGTTTATAGTTTATTATTTTTTTAGCACCTTCGCGTGTAATAAAGTATGCCGCACTGGACCCAGATAATAAAACAGGTTTACCACCGTCTTTAGGGCACACACCGTCACAGTGTAAACTTAAATAGTCCCAATCTATATTATCAAGTTTCTTTTCCAAGTGAACAACGTTAGTAAATAATGGAAAAGCGTCGTCTTCCATTATTAAAGCAACGTCATACGGATCATTCTTTAAAAAGTGTTTAAGTGCCTGTATATGACTATAGCTACACCCTACAGTATTTCTAGGCTTTAAGAAAGGTGTTGTTTGAACAAAATGTTTTTGTAATTCACTTTCACCAATTTCTTCAAATGTATACCCATTTATACGCGTAGGATAAATACCAACCTCGTTAAGTTTCTTTTCCTGAACCTCGTACCGTTTCTTTTGCGAATCCAAATTTATAACGTACGTATT